CGTTCGATGTTGGCGGCGAGGTCGACGTCTGCATTGGCACGGAGGAGATTCTGTCCACGGCGGAATTCTCGGCGGCGAATCCTGCGCGGCCTCTGAAACTGAGCCTTGGCTCCCTGGGCCACGTCCTCAACGAAGGCCGAGGCCGTGTCGATGGGATGAAAGAATTTGCCCATGGGCCCCCGGCGCTTGGTGCGTCGCATTGGCCCGGAGGTCTTGGAGTCGTTGACATTGACGCGGTTCTTGGTGCGTGAAGGCATTGACGTGTTTGTTGTGGTTGATTGTTATTGATGGGGCTCGTTGCCGGTTGATCGGGCCGCCATAACAATTGGTCTGGACTTTGTGGGTGCGATGTGAGTCGCCGTCAGTTGACGTACTTGACGAGGTATTTGGTTGTTGAGGCATGACGCGGCTATGCCGCGGATCGGTTTAATGACATGATCTGGTCGGCGGCCAGGCAACTATTTGATGTGCCTGGCCGCGCGTTCTGCGATTTCCTTGCTGTTCGCCCTTCGCTGCTTGCGGTTTAGGGGCCGCTCACACGGGTTCTTCTCGATTGAGGTGGGCGTGAGCGGAGGCCTGGTGGGTCCGGGCCGTGCCTCTCGAGTTAGGGCGTCGTTGCCACGTTGGTGCGCTTCTTCAGCTCTGTCACACTCAGGCACGGGTCCCTGTTCTTTCACGTCAAGGTTGACGACCTCGAATTCGCCTGTGTGGTGGCGGATGAGGGTCCGTGCGTGAATTAGACTGACGGGCGTGTGCTCGTGGAGCTCGGGCGGCTGAGTCGGGTCTGAACTTGGATCAGTGGCCCATTGAATGACAGCGTCAATGCGGTCGGCGTCAAACTGCGCCTTGACTAGGTCATCGTACCATCCCATGTTGTCGCCTGGGCTCTGGTATGCGGAATTCGCTTTGATGCATTTCCGGGCGTCGTAGCGGACCAGGTCCCGGCGTGCGAGTTGACTGGCCGTGCCTGATACGAGCGAGGGATCGCTCAGCTTGCGGGCGATGTGTCCCAGCAAGAAGCTGTGCGGGTCCGTCACGGCGTACCCGAATCCTTTCGCAGCAAGGGCGATGTCGTCTGCGAGATTGCTTGACGAATAGGCCATTTGACCGATGGCACGGACAGGTTCGGCTCCGTTGGAAGGGTCCCCGGCGAACACACCTGGTCCAAAGATGCGTCCGAGAAACGTGGGGCACTCGCCATGATTGATTCTCTTGTGCTTGAGGGTCAATCCCATGGCGGTGTAGGCCCACTGGGTGTGTTCGACCTCTATCCCGAAGTCAATGCCGTCGTCGCCCCCGTGCATCCCCATTAGCTTGTAGGCGGTGAGGGGTTCCTGGCCCTTGCGTCGCCGGGCCAGGTATTCAACAAATCCGCACAGCACTGTGTTCAAGAGACTCGTGAAGGGGCATCCGGAGGCCTGCTTGCAGTGGAGCAGGTAGGTAATGGCCCACCCAATGCTGACTTTCCTTCCGAAGGTGTTGCGGAAGTTGGCGACGGCTTCCTCGACTTCGTGTAGTACTACTCCTGCTCGGATGAACATTTCCTGGAACGCTCGGCAGTTGGCATTGACAGTACCGTCAAGCCTGCTGGCGTCGGTTTCACCTATGAACTGACACCCATCGGCCTTGGACGCAATGCATTCAACGAGCTTGCGAGGCGACTTCGAGAAAGCGTACCAGTGTTCTCCTTTGGTGATCTTGGACAGAGCTCCGGCCGTGCGCATGTTGTTGAGGCGGTCGACTGGGTCGAGAGGTGTGATGATGCGTGGGTCCTTGCCTAAGGCGGCAGGCTCG